ATCGAGTAGACGAACTTGACCTTTTTGACCTCGATGCGCTCAACAGGGATAGCCTCAATGAGTGGCATGATCTGCTTCTGTGCTTCATTGAGTCGGCGCGTTAGCTCTGCTTTTGCTCTGCGGCGGTTGCCTGATTCTCGCGTTGGGTCTTTCTCTAGCGAGGTTGGCACGATACTTGCATTAGCTATTAAATGAGAATGATCCTTATTTGCATTTACAATCTCAACCAGTCGGTTAGCCGCTTGCTGTTGATCGGGGTAATAGCGAGATAGCCGCTTACCCTCACTTGAGTAAACGGCATGACCTGAATTGGTATGCAGGATATACATATTAGTCGCCACGTTGCGGCTCGGTAGTCGATAAGCCCTGACCACCTTGACCACCAAGCCCCTCTAAGTCGTCCTCGCCCATATCCTCGTCAAGCGGATCAGGTTCAGGGGTAACTTGTGCGATAGGCTGAACGTAGCCAGCAACTTGCCGCACTTCATCAGGGGTAAACACGAGTCCATGTAATGTCATCTTGTGATTCACATCAGCCATCTTGTTAGCAAGCGCTAACTTATCAGACTCGGCTGGCGCAAGCAAGTCATCCCACCACACCATGTAATCGGTACGATTGAACACGCCATGCTCAAACAGCCATTCAATGACATCATTGATGAACTTGGTGCATACGTTCTGTCTGCGGCTCATCATGCCACGCAAGTAGGCGTTACCGTCCTCGTCAGCCGCTAATCGACCTGTTTGTGCGCCAATCAATATCTTGCTTGGAATATCGACACTGGCAGCGTAGTCATTTAACGCCACCTCAAAGAATGGCATCACGTCAATGAGTGTGGTATTCAGTGGCTTAACATCCATGCCACCAATCTGTAATTGCTTCTCAAGGTTCTCGGCAAAGGCTTTAATAGCTTCATCGATCTTGCCTTGTTCTTCGGCATCAGGCTCAATGGTATCCTCGGTGTTATCAATGAACACCAACTTCTGTGCAGCGTTCTTCCAGAAGCCCTCACCACCAGCACCAATCAGCTTCTCAAGGGTTAGTAGCGAGTTAAAGCCCGACTCATTACACGGCTCACCAAAGATACTGTCATCATCAGCGCCCTCGGCAAAGATAATGACGCGAGTGTAATGCACTTCCATACTACGCTGACGTTGCTGACCAGCGTTGCCAATGAAGTTCTCTTGGAAGTTGTAGGTGGTAGGCATTCCATAACGTGTGGAGTTAGGATCTGTATCCCATACTGCTGGAATCATCTGTCCTTCGTAGAACGGTATGAACTTAACAATCTGCGTCTGTCGAACCATGCCTAGTGGCTTGTTCCATGCGATCTGGTCGCCACTACCCCTGATCTGCACTAGCAATCCACCGTACTGACCTACGCGCTGGCGCATATCACCTGCGCGGCAACGCTCCCACAACTTAAAGCTGCGAGCAAACTTCTCGAACTCCAGCTCAAACGGTGTCGGGTCGCGGTTGTCAACGTCCTTTCCATCACCCTGAATGATCTGCGGGTCGGTGCGCCAACATTCCACGACAGGCTTGCGAACACCAGCCTTAGCTAGACCGAAGCGTTGCTGCATGGCATAAAGCTGCTCAAATGTTAGCCATTCAGGATAACCATAATCACCCCATGCTTGTGGGTGCTTGGTGTCACCCCTTGCGCCTAGCGCTTGTGCAGCACCTCTTAATCCACCTAGCGCATTACGAACTAACTTGCCGACTAAACTCATGTTGTGGTTCTCCAATACTGTATCGGCTTAGTATAGCCGTTTTTTGCTATTGTTGCGATCTCGGTATTCTTGCTCGCTTACCCTTCTTGCGTTTGATGTAAGGTGTCAGTGCGTAGCGAACGGCATCAATATAGTGGTTATGGTCGTCAACGATGTCAGTGGTGATCTCGCCATGCTTATCCACCTTGTAGCTGTAAAGCCGAGATTCCTTGAGGAAGCCCTGACATTGCGGATGTACCACGATCTCCTTGTACGAGCGCAAGTGCATGACACCATCTTCAACACTACCTTTCCACTTCTTCACGGCAATCACTTTATCCATGCCATGCCGCTTGAGATAACTGATCGTTTCAGGTCGGGCATTATCAGCGCGAGTGATGTAGCGATCCACGAATGGTATCTTCTCTTTGAGGTAGCTTGCGGTCTTATCAATATCCAATCCGACTTTACCCGCTTCAAGGTAGATCCATAGTCTGTCCTCATGCACATAGCAGCGCACCAATGTTGTCGGGTCTTTCGCGAAGCCGAAGTCCATGCCTTGTAGCGGCTCACCAAATATCGCATTAGGTTGAAACTCTTGCACTTTGACCTTGCCAGCCAGCACTTGACGGTCGGAGTTGACGAGATAAGCACCTTCCCATATCCACGCATAGGTGTTCGGGTCTAGTCGCTCTTGGTCAGCTAATCGCTCTTGGTTTAGTACGTCAGGAAACCACGGATTGTCCTGCCAGTTCATTTCGCAGCCAACCGAATTGTCAGGTGATGCTTTCCTGAACCGCTTATCGGTCGGGCTGTTGTCGTTTTCAGGGTTCC